TGAATGAATATTATGACAAGGTAGAAAAAGACATCATCAAGAAATATGGCGAGATTATGATCGATTCTAATCTCGTGATAGAAGAAGATATACTGACGGTTCCTGTCAGTCCCGCTATAGACATTGGTCTAAATGGCGGAATTCCAGAAGGTAGCTGGGTGATTTTATCTGGTGCTCCTAAATGTGGAAAAACCACCACGGCCCTACAAATAGCTGCCAATTGTCAGAAAGAAGAATATGGCGGAAGAATGGTTTATTACCTCAACGCCGAAGGTCGGTTCAAGAAAATGAACCTAAGTGGCGTAGAGGGGTTAAATCCTGACAAGTTAAAACTAATACAGTCCACTCAGGGTAACATCTTAACAGCAGAAGACTTCCTGACTATCGCAACCAACATCATCAAGGATCATCCGGGCTGCGTAGTCATTATAGATTCCGCCTCGGCTTTGTCTCCAGAGAAAGAGATGCTCAACGAGATCAACGGTCAAACCAGAGCGGGTACTCCCAAACTATTATCTTCGTTTTGCAAACAAATGGGAACCGTTGTTCCTATTCAAAACACCATCATTATTATTATCCAACACTTAATCGCCAACACCAGTGGGTATGGAAAGGCTTATATTGAAGATGGTGGGCAGAAAATCAAATACCAGTCTGATATTAAGCTAAGGGCCAAGGGGGTTAAGAAATGGAGCGTTGGAAACTCCGACACCCCAATTGGACAGATAATTTCTTGGACCGTAGAACATTCTGCCTTGGGTCCACCGGGAGCAGTAGTAGATAGCTATCTTAGATATGGCAAGGGTATTGATAGTGTGTGCGAATGGATCAATTTAGGAGCAGATTTTGGCCTGATCTCTAAAGCTGGAGCTTGGTTCACATGCAACTTTATGGAGGATCATGAAGAAGAAGCCAAAGCTATGGAGTTTGATCCCGCTACTAAATTTCAGGGGCAAGAAAAGCTATATCAATTCCTACACGGAAATCCCGACATCTTAAAATTACTAGAATCCGATATTAAAGCCATGCTATGAAAATAACTGGACTAGACGGCAAAACTTATACATGGAACCTTACTAATCACGTTCCATATAAAGATGACAATAGGCCGCGCTCACAACACCATATACGCGCAAAATCCCTCTTGACTCGTGAGTTCCCCTACGATAGAATACTGGAGGAGGTTCCTCTGCCGGGGTGCGGGCTGTTTGCGGATTTCTATATCCCCAAGAGAACACTAATGATTGAGGTTCATGGATCTCAGCATTATGAGTTCAATTCTTTCTTTTTTAAGAGCAAGGCAGACTTCTATAAGGCTCAGGCAAGAGACAGACAAAAAGCTAACTGGGCCAACCTAAACAATATCACCTATGTAGAATTACCACATACAGAGAATGATGATGAGTGGAGAACAAGAATCTTTAACGACGGCCAAAGATAAATTAGCACATTTTGAAAAGCTAATTGACTCTTATCTGGTTAAGCAGGGAGTACACAAACTTGAATATAATGAGGAAGCGCTCAAAGTATTACAAATGAAAAGCTTTGAGCTTAAAGCTCTCACAAGTCAAGAATGTGGAGAGCTAGCTTTTACCCTTGCTCAATACGCATTGTATGTACAACAGCAGATCAACGAGCAAACAGCCAGAATCAGTTGGGCTAAAAACAACATCAAAAGTATGGTAGCTAAAAATTCAGGACAATTTGACAGGTATACGAAATACGAAGAGAAAGAGTACTCTGTCATAACTAGCGACGAACACGCTGGTAAAATAAACGATATATTGAGCTATGCTCAGGCTGTTGCTGACAGGCTCTCATACATGGCCGGAAGAATACAATCGCTAAGCAACACTCTAATAGAGTTACAACGGAGCAAACGGAGAGCAGACAATGTCAAATAAATGGATGGAGGCTATATACACGTTTACTGAGAGTGTTAAGGAAGGGATTTTGACAAACGATATGGATCTCGTAGCAGAGGCTTTGCAAGAGTTTACAGGAGAAGAACTGGCTGGCATGACGGTCGAAGATATAAATGTGCCTCCCACTCTCGAACAACCGGTAGAAAAAAATCCAGAAGACTTCACTATGCCGGTATCAGATGATGTGGACTCTACTAGACAGCGCCTTACGAAACGAAAGGCTCTAGATTTAACGGAGAGGCAAAATGTGTTTACAGACGACGGCACTATAGAAGTAGATGAGGTTGGATCAGAACTCATCGACGATTCCGTAGCAAAGCCGGTAAAAAGAACAAGGAAACCCGCTAAAGGATTGATCAATATCAATTGCCATGTGTGTGGGAAAGTAGAACTAATTCACCCGTCGCTCAACAAAGAGCATTACAGGTGTGATTCTTGTTGCAAGGGTTAAAACATTATGGGTTCAGTATTAAATGATGCGGCAGCAGAAAGGGCTGTGTTATCTGGTATCTGTCAATATGGATCGGAAGCGTTTGTTGATGTTGACGATGTAATATCTCCAAGTGCTTTTGTTTATGAATCCAACCAGATGATATACAAGTGCCTTAGCAAGGTTCTTGCAGACAGTAGCCAAGTAGACATTTCTTCCATACTTTCTGCCGCCACAGAGCTAAATTTTCACGAAATTCTTAACTCTAAAAAAGAACTTGAGTATCTAAGGTCTGTTTTTAATTTTCCCATCCATCTTGAGAATGTCCGCAAACACGCAGTCAAAATAAGAAAACTGGAATTTGCCAGAACAGTACAAAAGCAAATCAAACAAGCCTACACAGACCTCTCCGATGTTACGGGAGAAGAAACTGTAGACGAAATTATATCGCTAGCTGAAAGCCCTATTTTTGAATTATCGAATTCTATCAAACAGGGAGGGGATGACCGACCATCTCTTGTCTCTGAAAACATTGATGACTACATTCAACACCTAGAAGACAATCCAGTAGATATGCTGGGTATCAGTAGTGGGTTTTCCAGATTCGATACTGCTATAGGGGGCGGGCTTCGCAGAAAATGTGTTGATCTAATTGCCGCCAGACCAAAGGTTGGTAAAAGCATGTTTGGAGACAATGTTGCTCTCCACGTTGCTGGTGTTTTAGATGTCCCCGTCTTGATGCTAGATACTGAGATGTCAAAAGAAGATCATCTCAATCGCATCGTTTCTAATATAAGTAAGGTTCCAATCAACACTATATCTACAGGCAGGTTTTCTAAAAGCGCCATCGAAAAAGAAAAGGTTCGCGCTGCCGCAGAAAAATTAAAGGACATTCCATACAGCTATATCAGCATTGCCGGAAAGCCGTTTGAAGAAACCCTATCCATAATGCGGAGATGGATTGTTCAAAATGTAGGCTTTGATGAAAACGGGAGAACAAACGACTGCCTAATAGTGTATGACTATTTGAAACTGATGACCTCTGATAGTATTGGTGCGAGCCTTCAGGAGTTCCAAGTTCTAGGGTTTCAAATAACATCCTTGCATAACTTCTGCGTTCAATACGATTGTCCCTGTTTGTCATTTGTTCAGCTTAACAGAGACGGTATTACAAAAGAGTCCACCGACGTGGTCAGCGGGTCTGACCGGTTGATTTGGCTCTGCACCAGTTTTTCTATATTCAAAAATAAATCGGACGAAGAAATAGCAGAAGACGGCGTAGAGAACGGAAACAGAAAATTAGTACCGCTGGTATCTCGTCATGGGCCGGGCTTGAACGATGGCGACTATATTAACATGTCCATGAAAGGGGATGTGTCTAAGATTGATGAAGGTATCACGCGCAATGAATTGAAGAAAAATGGAAAACAAGATAACCAAGGTTTTGTGGTAGATGAAGACAAAAGCGAACCAGTACCATTCTCAGAAGAATAACAGGCAAGAAATCATAGCCATATCGCATCAATTAACAGAAAGAGTGCCAGAGCTACTTTCTCATTTTGATATTGAATATGAGGTCTATGACAACCGAGTGACGTTTGCCTGTCCTATTCACGGTGGTGACAACCCAACGGCCCTGAGTATCTTCACTGATGGAGACTCTACGAAGGGAAACTGGCAATGTTTTACACACCATTGTGAGTCTCAATACAAACAAGACATATTAGGGTTTGTTCAAGGGCTTCTTAGCTCCAGCACCGACGAAGAAGTTAATTTTGGGGGGACTCTTAAATTCGTAAAAGAGTTCCTAAACTTTTCGTTAAGCGATGTCAACATTGACGAATATCAACAGATTACCCTTGCGGAGAGAGCTAATAACATCTTTTCCAAAAAGATAGAACATAAAGGTATCGTAGCAAGAGAAGAGATAAGAAGCAGGATACAAATACCAGCACCATACTATATCAACAGAGGCTTCTTGCCGGAAACACTAGATAGGTTTGACGTTGGATTCTGTTCGACTCCTAACAAACCCATGACCGGCAGGGTGGTGGTCCCTGTTTATGATGACACTCACGAAGTAATGATAGGTTGCGTAGGCAGGGCTGTCAAGCCAAACTTTGAGCCAAAATGGTTAAACAGCAAAGGATTCAATTCTGGAGCTTCTCTCTACAACTATTGGCATGCCAAAGACCATATTTTAGAAAGTCAGGTGGCTATTTTGGTTGAGGGGCAAGGAGATGTGTGGAGATTGGATGAAGCTGGTATATATAATGTAGTGGGTATGTTCGGATGCTCTCTCGGAGATCAGCAGAGACTTATTCTAGAGAGGTCTGGAGCTTTAAAACTGGTGGTCATGACTGACGCCGACGAAGCTGGACAACAAGCAAGAGAAAAAATTGCTGAGCAATGCCAAAGAATGTATAACATTCAGTTCGTTGATCTCCCACAAAAAGACGTGGGCGACATGAGCGTAGAAGAAATCAACACCCATTTAAAACCACAGCTATAGGAGTAGTAAAAAATGAACAAAACAGACCAGATTAGAGAAGCTTATTCTAATTTGACAGTTAACGCAAGCAACCGGCAGATAGCACAAGAGACAGAACGAATATACGGTTTCAAACCAACGGCCCAACATATTTACAATACGCTAGGGTCTGAGGCTTATAGAGCCGCAGAAAGTTTTACAGCGGCGCAGTTTCTCGCTGTACAAGAGACCTCTAGACTTTTTCCAAACTTCAAAGCGTACCGAGATTGTGTGGTCATGGTTCATCAGCTTGAAAATAAGGAAAAACTTGGAAGAAAAAAGGTCGCACGTGACATGACCGGTAGATGAAAAATGTCCGCTAAAAAAAAGAAACAGAGAAAAGCAATGCTGTCCGCGATGCATGGCTCTTTGGATAAAAAAGTAAAACAACGAATTGACTTGGAAGATTTTAAAGAAGAAACCCGAAAGCGCATAAAATGACTCAAAAAATTCTTGCCATCAGCGGTCGAAAAAGAGCCGGTAAAACTACATCCATAAACTTCTTACATGGGTATGAGTTACAAAGGAATAATGTAGTTGAAAGGTTTGCTCTGGATGACAGGGGCCAGTTGCTGGTAAATGCCACCTTCATGGACGAGAAGGGTGAAGAAATTCAACAGATGGGCCTGTTCGATATAAGCAATCGTGACCCCAGATTTTGTGAATACTGTTCTGTGAATGTATGGCCCTTTGTTAAAGCCTACAACTTTGCCGATGCTCTCAAGTCTATAGCCATTAATTTTTTTGGACTAACATATGAACAGTGCTATGGATCTGAGAAAGCAAAGAATACCCCATCGCTGGTTAAAGATTTTACGGCAAGAGAATTTCTCCAACATTTTGGAACTGATGTTTGTCGCTCCTTAAAAGAAGACATATGGGTTGACTTTTGTATTAATCAGATTAAATCCGAGGAAAGCTCATTGGCTCTCGTGGGGGATTGTCGTTTTCCAGACGAGGTAGAGGCTATCCAGCAAGCTGGTGGCAAAGTGATACGTTTAACCAGATCTCTTCACGAAGATTCCCATGTTAGCGAAACGGCGCTGGATACTCATGAGGGGTTTGACGCTGTCATCGACAATCAAGATATGACAATCGAAGAACAGTCAAAGGTGCTATTAGACACTCTTGGCGAATGGGGATGGCTAGAGTCTTTATGAAAGCTAGGCTTATCTCAATCACTCCCGACGCGGAAGAAACCATTGGTTACTGCGCTAGAGTGAGCAATCCTAAAAATCAAGACAATCCAGAAGTGGCAGGATTACTTAAATTCTGTATCAGAAATGGACACTGGTCTATTTTTGAAATGGCTAATATGGTCGTTGAGATAAACACAACTAGAGGTATTGCCGCTCAAATACTTAGACATCGCAGCTTCTCTTTTCAAGAGTTCAGTCAGCGATATGCTAAGGCCGAGGGGTTTGAGTACATCTGTCCTAGAAGACAAGACACAAAAAATCGCCAAAACTCTTGGGATGATCTCGAAAAAGTGGACAAGACATGGTTTGAATACACTAGCAAAAAAGTTCAGGACGCGACAAGCAGCTTTTATGAAGAGGCGCTAGAGAGAGGGATAGCCAAAGAAAGCGCTAGATTTTTATTACCGTTGAGTACCAAGACTCGCATGTACATGAACGGCACGGTAAGAAGCTGGATTCATTATTTGCAACTTCGAACAGATCCATCTACACAGAAAGAGCATCAGGACATCGCAAATGAAATCAAGGGCATTTTTCGGGAAGAACTTCCCATTATATCAAACGCCTTGGAGTGGAATGAATGCTCGTAGCCTATATACGAAGCTCGTCATATAATAGTTATGACTATTGTCAGCAACAGTATTATATAAATTATGTACTGGGTTTCCCATCTACGTCTGGCAAGAAAGCCCAACAAGGCACTATAGTCCATAAGGTTATGGAGTGCTTGTCTGCTTGCAAAAAGAAGCTTCAGGGTTCGCCAGATTCTGGACTAATGAGTATCACGGATGATGCACTTGGAAAGATTACGTTTACTAGAAGTAGATTGTTTTCTGACGAGTTTGTTGATGATATTGTAGATAAAAGCTTTGAACATTACACCTCCAACTGTATCCATGAATATACAGATAAAGACGAAAGAGATTGTCGCAAATGGACGTGGATGGGGTTACATTACAACGACGGCCAGTTTGATCCAAGAAACAGAGACATTGTAGATACTGAGC